AGAAGCTGACCTGCGAACTGTGTTGCGGGAACTCCGTCAACTGGATCCGAATCTGCGGAAACAGTTGCAGAAGGATATGAAAACAGGGTTGCAGCCTGTAGTGGACAAGCTGGCGAACACTGTGCCGAAGCAGTCCCCTCTGTCTGGGTTTGCGACTCGTTCGTCCCGTGGCACCGCTTACAACTGGGGTGCGGTTCGTGGGAACACGGTGACACCGTTGGGTAAGCGTGCGAAGAAGCCTGGGTTTGTTCCTGTTGTGTCGATGCGGTTCCGTTCTCGCGGTAAGACGAATGCAGGGTTTGAGATTATGGAGCTGGCGGGTTCTAAGACTCAGGGCAAGACTCCTCAGGGTAGGGCGATGATTAGCGCTTTGAACTCACGGTTTCCTATCCGGCAGGGGTTGGGTCGGTTTGTTATTCCTGAGGCTAAGGGTGAGGCTGATACGGCTTTGAGGATTGCAAAGGGAATTGTTGAACGTTACGTCGCTCTGGTGAACAGGAGAATCCGCTCATGAGCATTGACATTCCCGTCGTCAGTAAGTTTGACCCGACAGGGTTGAAGCAGGCTCAGGGTGCTCTGGGTGGGTTCAAGAAAACACTTGGCACCGTTGCTGTCGCTCTCGGTGCCGCGTTGTCGGTTCGTGCTGTCACGGATTTCGCGAAAACCAGCATTAATGCTGCTTCGAATCTTGAGGAGTCGCTGAACGCGCTTTCTGTGTCGTATGGGGCGGCTTCTGAGGGGATTGCGAAGCTTGGCGAGGATGCGGCCACCCGGTTGGGTGTAACCCAGTCTGCGTTCAATGAGGCTGCGGTGCGGTTCTCGGCTTTCGCGGATCGTGTTGTTGGTGAGGGTGGCAACGTTGAGGGTTTCGTCGATGACATTACGACGAGGGCTGCCGACTTTGCTTCGGTGTTCAACATTGATGTTGCTGAAGCGTTGCAGGTGTTCCAGTCTGGTTTGTCTGGTGAAGCGGAGCCTTTGAAACGGTTTGGTATCAACCTGCTTCAGTCGGAAGTGCAAGCGTATGCGCTCCGTGAGGGTCTAATCGGTGTTGGCGAGCAGATGACTGAGGACATCAAGACTCAGGCTCGCTACGGGTTGCTGATGGAGTCCACAGCTAAGACTGCAGGGGATTTTGCGAACACGTCGGACGGGTTGGCTAACTCGCAACGTATTCTGCAGGCTAATTTTCAGGACATGCAGGCGACTGTGGGTGGGGCGCTTCTGCCTGCGTTTGCAGCATTGTCGGCTGGGCTTCTCCCTGTTGTGGAGCAACTTGGTCCGGTGTTGGGTGAGGCTGTTGAGTCGTTGACTCCGGCCATCGAGGATTTAGCGTCACAGATTCCAGGGTTGCTGACTTCTTTCTTGCCGTTGGTGCCGGTGTTTGTGAACTTCCTCGGTGTGGTGTTGCAGTTAGCGCAGGCTGTCTTGCCGATTCTTGTGCGGTTGTTTGATTCGCTGATTCCGTCGATTGAGTCTTTGATGCCTCCAGTGATGAATCTGATTGACCAGTTGTTGCCTCCGTTGGCTGAGTTGTTTCTGGCGATTGTGGATGCGATTCTGCCGATGATTGAGGCAGTGTTGCCGATTCTTACTCAGTTGCTTATGGCGTTGGCTCCGATTCTTGTTCAACTGGTCACAGCGTTCATGCCGTTGATTGAACTAATTGTGCCGATTTTGACGGAGATGCTGGAGTTCCTAATTCCGATTCTTGTCACAGTGGCAGAGATTCTTTCCATCTTGCTTGTTGAGGCAGTGAACTTCTTGATTGGTACGTTCGAGGACTTCATGGCTTTCTTAGAACCGTTCACCGCATTCTTCGAGGACACATTCGGCGGAATCCAAACATTCTTCTACAACATCATCAACTCGTTGATTGGTATGTGGGAGGGTTTCGCTAACGGTGTTATCAATGGTGTGAACGCGGTGATTAGGGCGTTGAACCGGATTCAGGTGGATGCTCCAGCATGGTTGACCGCTTTGACCGGTATCACGTCGTTCGGAATCAATATTCGTGAAATCGGCAACATTTCTCTTCCCCGTGTTGCACTGGCTGAGGGTGGCATTGTGACAGGGCCCATGAATGCCCTGATTGGTGAGGCTGGCCCTGAAGCGGTTATCCCGCTCGACAAGATGGGCAAGATGGGCAACACCTACAACATTACGGTGAATGCTGGTGTCGGAACTAACGGTGCTGCGGTAGGTGAACAGATCGTCAATCTCATTCGTCGCTACGAACGTAACTCTGGCCCAGTGTTCGCGAGGGCCTAATGGCTACCGTTGTCGAACTAAGCGACGTCGAGGGTTTCATCCTCGATGATCCGGTAGCTGGTGTACTTGACAACACCGAATACACCCTGGGTGGGGTGGTGTTCAATAACATCACGGATCGCATGATTAGTGCGAGTGTTTCGCGTGGGAAGAACCGTGACCTTGACCGGTTCAATGCTGGGTCTTTGACTGTCACGTTGAATAACAATGATCGTGCTTTCGACCCTAACTATGCGCCGTCACCGTTTGCGGGTTCCATTATTCCGAGGCGTGAGGTTCGTGTCACTGTTGACGGTGAACGAGTAATCGAAACAACGATTGATGACTGGAACTTCGCTTACGATCCTGATGGGAACTCCAGGGCTGAGATTCAAGCAACTGATGATTTTACTTTGCTCGCACGTCAGGTGCTCGTGTCGGGTACGGCCACACCGCAGCTGTCTGGTGCTCGCGTAACAACGGTTCTCGATCAGGAGAATGTTGCATGGCCGTCAGATAAGCGTGACATTGATACGGGTGTGAGCACGCTTGGTGCTGACTTCATCGAGGGCAACGTTCTCTCCTACTTGCAGAAGATTTCCGACAGCGAGCAGGGGCTCCTGTTTATTGGTAAGAATGGTGACCTTGTTTTCCGTGACCGGCTCGACGCAACACCAACGAGCACCACAGTTACGGAGTTCAGGGATGATGGGACTGCTATCCCGTTCACTTTGACCGCCGTCAACTATGGATCCGAGCTGTTGTATAACGAGGCTATTGTGACAAGCCTCGCTGGGACTGCGACAGCGAACAATGACCGTTCAAGGATTGCTTATGGTGTGTCCGCTTACCAGTTGGAAACGCTTGTTTCGACGCAAGTGCAGTTGCAGAACATTGCTGATTTTCTTGTGCAGAAGTATGGGGATCCGGAGTATCGGTTTGAAACAATCCAGGTGAATCTTGACACTGTAGGCACAGCGAATAAAGCAACTTGTTTGGGTTTGGAAATCGGTGACATTATTTCCATCACGTTCACACCGAACAATATTGGTGATCCGATTGAACAGTACGGTCAGATAATCCGTATTGCCCATAACATTGAAACCGAACGTCACGACATGTCTATCAGTGTGGCCTCTCTCGACTGGACGTTCCTAGTCTTGGATGACGCCGTGTTTGGTAAACTTGATAACAATAACGCTTTAGCTTTCTAGGAGAATAATGGCTGGCGCTCCCGCTGGATACCGTACCTTCACCGCTGGTGAGGTTTTGACCGCAGCTAATGTGCAAACTTATTTGCAGGATCAGGTTATCCCTGTTTATGCGGATGAGGCTGCAGCTAACGCGGCTTTGGCTTCTCCTGCAGCCGGTCAATTTAGATTCATCACTTCGACAGAGGCGTTTGAGTATTACACTGGAAGTGCATGGGTTGCAGCTGCTGGTGCTGAGGTTGGTTTTGAGCAAACTTTCTTGCTCATGGGTGCATAGGAGAAACGGAAAACAATGGCTAGTTCTTACAAGATTCTGGGGCAGGTTGATATGACCTCCTCATCTTTGACAACTTTGTATGAGTGCCCTGCAGGGACTGAAACAGTTATCAGCACGATCATTATTGCTAATAGGGCTTCGGCTGCGGATACTTTCCGGTTGGCTATGCGTGACGGTGGGGAGGCTATCTCGGATAAGCATTACCTGGCTTACGATGTGCCTGTGGCCGCTAACGATTCCACTACTCTCACCCTGGGTGTGGCGATGCAGGCAACTGACGTGATTTCGGTGGCGGCGGCTGGTACGGCTTCGGAGTTGTCTATCAACGCTTTCGGTGCTGAAGTAACCATCTAAGGGGGTAACTAATGGCTGTTA